GGTAAAGTTTTCTGAATTGCCATAATACTTATTTTTTGTGTTTATGTTAATATTTGTTATGAAGCCAATATTCTACATGCGTCCTCGTATTTCGTTCCCTTAATATCCGACGGAACGTCACGTTCATAAGCCGACATATTCGTTCTTTGTGGAACGGGGTCTGCTTGCGGAACTGCTTTCAGTTCGTCAAGTTCCTTTTTCAAAGCCTCGTTTTCAGCTTTCAGGGTCTCGATTTCAGCCAAAGCCGATGCAAGCTGTTTGGCTGTGTCGTCGCCTTCTCCTTTCGGTTCCTGTACAGGTTCCGTTTCTGCCTTCACTTCTGCCTTACCATCCACCTTCGATTCTTTGTCGATAATCTCAGAAACAAGACCGTCGATAACTTTAATCTTTACGCCCTGAATAGTATATTCGCCATCGGAAATGGGCACAATGTCGCCCTTTTCGTCATACGTTGAAATGGCCAATCCTTCACGGATAACGTCCCCATCGAAAACGTACTCCTTTCCGTCCTCCTCAGTTACTGAAAAGTTGGCGATAAATTTTCCAATCTGCTTTTTAATTTCGATTAACCGATTATTCATGCTTTTTTTAATTAAGGTATTGTTAACGTGCCGTTTGCGTGAAAATACTTGAAAATCACCATGCCCAAGTATTCCCGTTCACGTGTACCCTTATTTTGCAGCCGATAGAATAATCTCCGATTTTATAGACTTCCAAATTATCAATAGAAAAGATTTCCAAGTTTTCCGCCTTGTTAACACGTTCATTCATAGTTATTTCAAGTCTATAATAAACATTTGTAACGGTCGGGAGCGTGCTTTCTTTCGGTTTCAGGTCAAGACAGGGCGACAAAATGATATATTCATTCTCCAATGTTCCACCGTCTAAAGTCGTTGCAGCCTGAACAGAACAGGGAACTTCATTCAGCAGAATTTCTTCTTTCACCTCGTCGCCTCCCCATGTACTATCGTCTATATAGGTGGCTACATAGTAAAACTTCATTGAGTAGGGGAACATCTTTTTTATAACGTCGCCCCTTATTGCTTTACACATTGCTTTCATAGTCAGTAAATGTTTATAGCGTTAGTTTCGACGACATTCTCAGTCATACCATGTTTGCGATAAATCCTGTTTGCCTCGTTACGCATTGATACCCTATCGGCCAACGGGATAATTTCACCACTTAACATCATGGAGAAATCGGAACTGCCCGTCTTATTAGTCCATCCCATCGAAGCACGGGACATCATTACAAGCATTTCGGCCAAAACAAGCTCTCTTTTAGATTCCTCTATACTGCCGAAAGGTTCCTGAGTATCGACTCCCCAAATGATACAGGCTGCATCTATCAGACCGTCGTCAATCGGCATATTAAAGCAGCCCTGAAAAAATTCTTTAATTGTCATATTTTCAAATCTTTAAATCGTTATAAAATTCTATTGCCTCGGATAAATCCAATCTGTTGTAACTGAATATCCCCGAAATTGAAATTCCGAAAAGTTGTAAGGGGGTAGGTTGCCGTTTGAACAACGAAAACACCATGTTTGGAACATAAAAAAGGCACGCCCACGACCCGTCAGGAAGCCCAAAATAACGGTTGTATGTTTTGCCTGACTGATAGTCTATTTGAAAACTTTCAATCAAATACACGCCATCTAAAACACGTCCTGAGTGGTTATAATCAAACGATATATGACGGATATTAGCGTCGGCCATCATATCACGGATAACGTCAGGTAGAAACATGACATAATGTTCACCGTAAGCCTCGTTTTTCCGATATATTGGCGTATTGGCAGGGATAATCGGTGCAAACATGATGCAGCCGTCGTCGCCCTGATTGATAATCTTTGCACGCATACCCGATGCAGGCTTTTCAACAAGCGACAAGGAAAGCATTCTATCTCCCTGCCCGATGTCAGCTATATATAAAGGCAATTTTCGCATTTTCTTTTTTTATGAAGGTATGCGTCGGACAGGTTTTGCGTGAAAATACGTGCTTTGTGTTCAAATAAAGTCGGTATTCATTTAAATCTTACTGCCTATAAAAAGAACACTGAAAATATACGTGTTTTCGTATTCATTTTATTCTTTGTTTTATTTGGATATTACAATACTATTCACTACCTTTGTTGCAGATAAAATTCCAAATTTATAGAGTATGAAAACAGCAGTTATTTACGCACGTGTTTCGTCAGTTGGTGACAGACAGAACACAGACAGACAGGTTATAGACCTGACAAAGTATTCAAAAGAAAATGGCTATTCAGTCGTTAAGACATTCACAGAACACATTTCAGGCGCAAAGAAGAACGAGGAAAGGAAAGTCCTTTGTGACTGCATGGCATATTGCCTCACTAATAGTGTGGACGTCCTTTTGGTGTCTGAATTAAGCCGTTTGGGTCGTGACCCATACGAAGTCATGGACACAATTAAAATATGTGTGCAAAGAAAGTTGAATGTGTTCTTTCTCAACGATGGAATATCCGTATTTCTCCCCGATGGGTCGGAAAATCCAATTATCCCCATTTATGCGGCCTGTGTCGCTTGGGTCGGAAAGATGGAAAGACAGGCTATTCAATACCGTTTAGAAAGTGGTCGTTCGGCCTACATTGAGAAAGGTGGCAAATTGGGTCGTAAAGAAGGTTACAGAAAGCCTAAAGACGACAAGCAAAAGGAATATAAATCAGTTATCGACCTGCTGACGGCTGCAAAGCAGTTGAGGGATGCAGGACAAAAAGTTCCCGACACCTTACAAATTAGAGAGATAGCAAAAACATGCTCAGTCGGAGTTTCGACCGTTCAAAGATTGAAAAAAGAGTTTAACTTATAATTTAGGGAGGATTTATTTATGCTATTCGCTATCTTATGTTTTATCGGCCTGTCGGCTTCTGTACTTAAACAAATGACGAGATAATTCCACGATTTACATATTCTTTTATCAGGGTATAGGATTTTGTCCTATGCCCTTTATTTTTGCTTTAAACGGTTTACGTTTTTGGGCATTTTTTGTAAATATTCTTTATTTTGGTAAAAAGTTTTGACGTCAACTTCGATTTAACTAAAACATTGATATTCAACATTTTAACATCGAAAATGTAAACTGTTTTAAACCAAACCTATATCTAAATATATATAGGGGGGACATATCGCTTTTTTGAGAAATTAAGCGAATTTCCGACTTTTCGCTGATTTTCAATAACTTACAAACATTTATTAGAAATATTCAGTTTAATAAGTCAGCCCTCAAGAAAGGAGAAGTTTCGTGTTGTTGTGCGGTTATGCAGTTCAGGTCGCCATCGGTTGCCTACACCCTTATTCTTTCTTAGGGGCAGACTTTTATAACGACACAACGAAGGAAATATTTCCTGTGTTCCATATTTGGATAACAGCACAACGATAAAAACAGACTGAATAAAATTTTATCCTGTTAAAGCACAAAAACATGTTATTATAAAAACACGGATTTTCGGCCCATTTAAAATGTAGGTGAAAAATATATATTTAGTGTAGTCTTTAATACGTCAAATTTGCTTTTATATAAGCCCAAATTTCAACGTTTTGTTATCAGGATATATAAAACTACATTTGAGATAAAAAAGTCGTTTATAAACAAAAAAACGATGCCTGATAAGACACCGTTTCAATGTTTGAGTATATGTTTATTTACTTGTTGCGTGCTTGTTCTTTCTGTCCTTTGACAAGAAATAAAAGCCTCCGACGTTGGCGATAATAATCACCAGTGCAAACATGATTAAAGCTCCCATATTATTCTCCTTTCTTTGTTTCGTTGTTATCTTTGACAAGGTATAGACCCCATCCCAAAGTAAAGCCGACAGCGAGAACGCCACCTGCATAGATTATCCACTTCTGTTGCACGTCTCCAAAGATGGACGTCAGGATAACAGCCGTCGTTATATACTTGGCAATATCCATCAACCATTTGCCGAACTCCTTTTTCATTTATCAGTCGTTTTTGCAAAGATAATCATTTTCCTATTTGCCACCACTTTTTTTTCGGTTTCAGTTCCTCGATGGCCTTCTGTGTTTCTGATTGGTTGTGCTCAATCAGTTGGATGGTGGTTTCCTGCTGTTCCTTTAGTTGTGCGTTTATGCTTTGTTGTTGCTGTTGGATAAGTTGGGCGACGCCTGTTAATGCAGTGGTGCCGATGGCAGTCTGTACGTTGTCCATTTTCTTACTCAGGTGCTCGATTTCTTGGGCATAGGCTTCTTTCATTGATTGAATTTCCGCTTTCAAGTCGAGGACGTCGTTACTTCTGATATTGACCTTTGTTCGGTCGAAATAGTCAAGGGCGAGGACGATAAAATCCTTCTTCGTGATATTGTTTTCGTCACAGAATTTTTTAAGTCTGCCTGACGTTTGGGCGTCTATTGCAATACTTGTATTTTTGTTTTTATCGTCTTGGGTCGTTGTTTTTGCTGCCATATTATTTTCTACATTATAAATGTCTGATTTACAAATGTAGTGCAAAAAAATAATATAGCGGTCTATATGGAGAAAAAAGGTCGGTTTTTTTTTGTTCCGACCCACTATGATACGCAATATTGGCCGACACGGGAACAGCATTTGCACGCATAGCAAGCATAAGCAAATGAACAGACCAAATCGTCATGGATGCTGTCTCTCAGGTTCCCATAAGTGATAAGACCTGTTTTAGTTCGTTTCTGCACAAAGTTAGCAAACTGCATCCTTGTTTGTGGCGTGTCTAATATGGCACCTTTGCCCTGTTCAAAGTTTCTAATTACATGCTCTATGATGGCACGTTTCGTTTCATTCGTGGCCGTGATGGGCGTTATCCGCTTGAATTTAGACTTTAATATCTCGATTGATAACTGCCCCATGCTGTTGGCTTCTGCATAGCACATTGTTACGTTATAGAGATTGAGAAGTTCCGCTATCTCGTTGAGTGTTTTTGTGTCTCCGTGTTTGAACATGTGCAGACCGACGGTTTCCATCTTATCATTAACCACCGTTAAGACCGTGCTATCCTCACCCGACGAGGCACCCGAAAAGTCTATTCCTGCATATAGTTTGGCCGTTCTTTGTGCAGGTTCCTTTATAAGTCGTTTCTCAAACCCTTCAAATGCACTGACGCCGCTTGCAAGGAAAGATGCGCAATACTCTTGTTGCCATACATTTTTCGTGCAGCCGTCCTTTATATCCTGAATAGTTTGTTTGTCGTACAGGCCACTTTCTTCCAACGTCGTGGCGAAAGACTTGTATCTCTTATCCCCTGATTTCCCCTTATTGAAATAGTCGTAGAAGACGCCTGAGCAACCGTTTGGACTGCTGCAAAATAATACCTTCGGAGCTTCCAAAACCATTGCAAGGAACACCGATTTAAAAGTCTCGTCGTCGAGATATCCGCACTCGTCGAATACCATACCACCGTCGAAATTTCCTGCACCACGGGCGAACGATTCAGCGGAAAGAAAGGATATTGTCGAGCCGTTGGCAAATAGGATGAACATATCGACCGTGTTACTGCTAATGATGCAACCGCTTCCCCTTAAAAGGTCGCAAATCTTTCTTATCAGGCGACGGCAAAGGGAGCTTGTAGGACACACATAACCGACGCTGCATCGCTTATTTAATGCCTGAGAAATACTCCAGCAGCAACTGAGCAGGGTCTTGCCTATTCGACGGCTTGCGCACCATGTCACAAATTTAGTTTTATCGTCGTTTAATGCTTTCAGGATTTCGGCCTGATAGTACAAAGGGCGTGGAAGTATTATCCTGCGCCCTTTATTTTGTGTTTGTGTTTGTTTAGCCATTATTATTCTCCCTCGTTTGGCATGGGGAGAACTTCTTTAGCTTCGATTATTTTTCCGTTGACATCGGTCGGCAGTATATCTTTAAAGCTGTCCCCATGCGGCTTGTTTTTATTGTTATTTTCCCTTATACGACGTTTTTTTCTTTCGGTCGGGCTTTCCCATTCCTTGTTGTGTTCGTCGTCGTATATGGCAGAAATACGGACTACCATCCATCTTTTGCCTGTAATATCACGAACACATAAGAAGTCCCCTGTCGGCTGCATATTCTTGACGAGTATTTGATAGACCGTCGCCCGATGGATGCCTGTTGCTTTACTGAAATCGTCTGCACCGTTGAAAACGACCGCCTTTCCTTCTTCGTTTATGCCGATAACCTTGTTAATCAATGACGAGGATATTCTTTCGTTTCTCGTTCCTGCGTTTAGATTCTCTTTTCGAGTGACCCACATTAAATTTGTTTTGGCATTATTCCATTTATCTTCGTCGATATGGTGACACTCTAATTTGTCAGGGTCGCCCTTATCTGTCGGTTTCGGTACAAAAGCCTCGATAACAAGTCGATGCACAAGTCGGAACTTCCTTTTACCGTCTATCTTTAACATAACGGTCAGATAGCCATTTCGCTTCCTGTTCGGATTCTGTGCGAGAATAGTCTCTTTCCCATTAAAAATACTCTTAACTTGTCCTGCATCCGACACCCAATATCTGCCGTCGGTGCCCTCGATTTCTTTCCATTCTTCCATCATTTCCATATAGCCACATAATCTGCGTTAATATTCATTTCGTTATTGATACCCTGTACACGAACAAGGCTGTCGAGGATATTTCGGGCTTCTTTAATATTCCCCATCCTCAAAGCACGTCGAAGTAAATCCTTATAAATGGTTATTGCTTCGGCTTTTGCGGTTTCCTGTTCTTGTACGTTTTCCGATAAGAGTTCCTGAGCACGTCCCCATGCTGCTTCCCACTTCTTCGATTTAAGGTGGCTATACATTGCACGTATTTCGGTTTTTGTGTAGCCTCTTTTTACGAAATTGTAAATCTCGATTGATACATCAGGACATGCCTTTACAGGCATACTTTCAATGTCCTGCACTTCGATTTCTTCATTAACCGTTAACGGTTGTTTTTCTTTTACTTCTTCGTTCATTTCCATCTTTTACCTTATTTAATTGTTTATTAATTTCATAACTAATTTTAATCATACAGGCATTGCAAGAAGGATTAACCTGTTCACCTGTCATTTTCTTGTATATTTCGGCCATTTCCTGCCGTTCATTCCACGTTATCCTCGATATAGTTTGCTGTCGTGTTGCTTCGTTTATTATCTCCCTTAATCGTTCATCTGTCATATTGAAGTATATATTTAAATCACTTATTTAAAATATCTGAAAATCTTTTTATTATATTCCTTTCAATGTCTGAAAATATAGTGGCTAATAGACTGCATAAACACGCCATCCCGACGCTATATAGAAAATCTATATTCGACCATATTAAACTATAAAACAAGACCGACCAAAAGACTAAACATTTAGAACAGCCCAATAAAGGCACAAACCACCCGTTATAAGCTATATTTTTGCCATATAGTTTCCTATATATATACATGTTTACTTTCTGCATAAATCCCGAAATATCAACTATATAACAAAGTGATAATGATAATATAAAACACTCTATAACATACATATAGGATTCATTTTAGTTTGAAATAGCCTGTCGATGCCGTTTTTTGTCGCATCGAAAGCGAAATATCTCTTATTTATCGGTCTCCCTTTGACAATACTATTCCGTACCGTTGAGGAAGTATAATCTAAAAACTTTGCAGCTTCGTACACGTCACGAAACAGATAAGAACGTCCGTCCACTGCATCCCAAATGTAAACCTCGTAAAATCTTTTTTCCATCGTTTTTCCCCTTATTTGTTTAGTTGTTTATAAATTGCTTTAATGTTGTTGCGCATCATCCTGACACCCATTGTCGCCTTATATTCTGTTATGTTCAGGAACTTTGCCACCTTTCGGACGCTGCCACACTCTGCAAATACATACCACATCATCCGTGAAAAGTCGTCTAAATGTGGAAGTAATTGGGATACCTGTACGTCTGCATCCGTCGCATAGTAGTTTGCCGCATAGTCCGACCACTTGTTTTCAAGTTCAGTTAATTTTTCCGTCCTCTCAATCTCAAAAGGTTTCGGAGATAAGTCTATCGTTTTTCTTTTCATTGCGTTTGTATTGTCTATAAAATTTGCTCGTTTTACTATCATATTGATATTTAGCCACTTTGTAAATATAGCCTAATATCTTTCCCTCGTTGTATAGCCGTTCGATAAGTTTAGACGGCTTTTCCATCATAGCCATAACTACCTCTTGCGTCAGGTCGTCGATAAGGTCTGCCCTTTTGCATATCTTTTGGCATTCATCACGAATGCACCCCTTTTGATATAAAATTTTTAATATACTTTTCATTTTTACACTTCATTTGTTACAAATATATAAATAAATATAACTAATATCAAGAAAAATGCGTTAAACTTACTTAAAATGTTTGCTGATAAAGAAAAATGATTGATAATTCTTTTGGATATTAAAATATTTATTGTATATTTGGCGACGTAAACCGATAACTACCTTTTTTAACGAAAATTTAATCCATGTTAAATGGGTTCGCTTAAATATTTTGGTGTATGTTGGTTTACAGTTTTAATTTCCAAATTTATAGATATATGATTGATATTGAACAAATTAAAAACATTTCCATCGTCGATTATTTGGCGCAAAATGGAATTAAGCCGACAAAGGTTATCGCTGGTCGGTATTGGTACAGGTCGCCCTTTAGGGAGGAGAAAGACCCGTCTTTCTGTGTGAATAATAACAATATGTGGGCAGATTTCTCGGAGCCTAAGAAACAAACAAGTCGTGGCGGTACGCATTGGCATGACATTATCGACCTTATAATGTTCATGTATAGTGTTGACTTTATGGGTGCCGTCGATACACTTTGCAGTCTTTCTAATATCCCAAAGTTTACACCATCTGAAAACGTTGTATCTGAAAATAGGATAGAAGTTATCGACGAAAAAACTATCACTTATAAAAAGCTAACAGACTATTTAAAAGGTAGGCGCATAACATTGTCTGTCGCTAACAAGTATTGCAAACAGATTTTCTATAAGATAAAAGGAAAAGACAGGGTTCTTTTCGCCATCGGTTTTCGGGCTGATAATGGGAAATGGGTTCTCAGAAATCAGGGGTTTAAGGGCTGCACAGGTCAGGATATAACGACTATTAGGGTTGCTGGTTCTTCTTCTTATGCGGTCTTTGAGGGATTCTTTGATTTTCTTTCCTTCGTTGAGGAATGCGGAAAGCCGAAAGTTAACTGCATTATTCTAAATTCGGTCACTAATATAGGACGTGCATACGACGCATTTTCGGCCGCTACACGTGTTTATGTTATGTTGGATAACGACAATAAAGGGCGTGAAGTCACAAGCGATTTACAGGCAAAATTCGGGGCTAAAATCGTGGATAAAAGCGGGCATTATAGCCAATATAAAGACTATAACGAGTATTGGGTAGAGAAAGGGGGTCGCCATGATTGAAAGAGCACAAATAATAGATGGCGTTATACGCATACCTCAATCTGTTATAGACGAAAAAGCGGCAAAAGACGAAATGATATATCTTTCCGACTTCATGGACAAATTGCCGTCAAATTGTATATTCTTGAAGGGGGCGACGGGTGTCGGTGGAACTTCTTTAGCTTTGGCCGACGATAGTAACTGCATTATTGCAATGCCAACACGAAACACGGTCGAAAGTAAACGGGTTATTCGTGACGAACATCATAACAAAATTGGATATGATACGTCAAGACTATGCGTTTTAGGTGGGTACAACGATAATATTACAGCCATCGAGGCGTATATGAACGAAAGACGGTCAAAGGATGAGCCTTTTAAATTCGTTTGTACATACGACATCATGGGGAAACTTATCTCTATACTTACAGAAGGTCTTTCGTATTCTATCGAGGATTGGCGTTTATACATTGACGAATATCACGAACTTATAGAATGTTATAAATCACCGTCTCGACGTGAGCGAATAAAGGCTTTACTTGCTGCCGTTCCTCAATTTAACGACGTTACGTGTATAACAGCGACCCCACTGGAGGAAAAATATCTATTTGACCAACTACGCCATTTGCAGGTTATCAGGGTCGCTTATCCACAACGAAAGAAAAAGATAAATATTATCGAGACAAAGCAAATCGAGGCAGATACGGCACGAATAGCCCTTGAACATTTAAAAGGGTTAAGGTTTGGTAATGCGTATTTCTTCGTTAATTCAGTTAAGATAATATCGAGCGTCATTAAAAAAATAGGTGCCGACAAATATATCGACCAAATAAGGGTTATTTGTGGAGATACAGAAACGAATAAAAAATGTATATTGGATGCCGTAAAAGGGGCTTACGATGGATATATAGGCAGAACGGAAAAGGAGATACAAGAAATAGACGATAGAATTTTAGAGGAAATAAAAAAGATAGAAGAGTTTAAAAGACTGCCGATAGATAAAATCAACTCTGACCCAAAGAAAATTAACTTCATAACAAAGACAGGATTTCAGGGAGCCGATTTTTTCGATAAGGATGCAGCACAATACATCATATCCGAAAGGTCAAAACCTTATATGATGTCCGATATAGCGACCCAATATATACAGATATTAGGTCGTATCAGGGATGCAAAGAGTATGAATGTAACACACCTGTTTTCAACACGAATAAACAGGGGTGAAGCCGATGGACTTCGATATTATAGTCCAAATGGTGCAATGTCTCAATTTGAGATAGATAGCATAACGAGGAGCGAAGAAAGAAAGGCAATAATGAAAATGAATGAAATCAGCCCTACCATTTTTAAGAAATACTCAAATCAGGAAGAAATGGAAAGTCAGCTATACTTAACAAGGAACGAGGAAACGGGCAAACTTGAATATGATAAGTATTTGGAATGGGCAGACGAAATGTCTTTTAAAATCGTACATGGAGACTATTCTTCGACGGCTAACTTTTCGGCTGCACTTTGGGAAAAAGGGTTCGACGTTGAAGTAAGCAAAGGTTTGTCAGGTAGCGAGGATTCTTTTGTCGCTATGCGTAAGGGTAAACATTTGTCTTTTAGACAGAAATTTGAGTTATATGTACGTGAGAAATCAGGGTCTTTATTTAAGAAGGAAAGCACGTTACAGGCGTCGTTTATTGAAAGCTCAGACAGCCTTATTTATCCCGCATACGCCATTTTAGGGGCAGACCGTGTTCGGGCTTTGAAATACAACCGTCGAGATATTGAGAACGAGATAAAAGACCGACAAATAAGGAATAACGACAAAAAAATTTATAAATACATTGATGTCGAGATAGGAAAAACATATTCAGTTGTAGAACTTGACAAGAAATGCAAGAAGGTTAAACTTAAACTGCAATTGCCTGACGATATTAAGATAACAGAATATTACGACACAAAGAGCACTACCAAACGAGAAAACGGTACCATCGTCAAAGCACGACGGATTTTAAAGAAAAGCAGATAAAACATTAAGGGCAGCCCAACACTAAGGACTGCCCTTTGTTTTAATTCCAAATTTATAGGTCGCTTCACAGCGACTTTATTTCAAAGACAAAGATACAAATTTATTCGTTATCCTCAATAACAAACGGGCTAATTTCCGAAAAATCAGGATATATCTTCCTGATAGCTTGGATAATTTCTTTCTGACATGGTTTTATAACCGTTAAAAGGAACAACTCACAACTTTCTCGATATTCGTTCTTTGTGAAGCCTGTGTTTGTCGGGATTCTACCTAAAAGAGTTCCTGACGTGATTCTATTTGCCACAAATATACTTTCTTGTACATCTTTAGCCATCTGAGCGAATTTCTTATCGAAATTATCACTTTCGAGGCGTTCCACGGTCATTGCGGTTTCTTTACTATCATTCCAACTTATAAGCAGTTTGTTTGCGTTGTCTGAGCCTGTAAATTTAGCGTTTATCTTATCCTCCATCTGCTTTCGTGTTTCCTCGTCAGGAACGCCATTATTAAAGCTAACATGACAAGAAACAGCCATCCCGTTTTTGATAGAATTTAGCCAAAAATGTTGTATTTCTATTTCGGTCTCTATGCTGTCGATAGCACTTTGATAACATGGAATAGGGTAAACACTTCTGCATGATGCACCACGATAGTAGAAAATTTGCGTCGTCTTATTAGTCATTTTAGGATTAAAGACATCGTATTCGATAGCCTTATTTTGCCACCCTGCCCAATTATCACACCAAAAGACTTTTGTTCCTTGTGCATTTATTCTCAGCTTTGAGAAATCTGCCCAATACCATTCTATAATATCGCCAACTTTGTTGTAAATCACTTGAATAGCAAAACCGCCAAACAGGTGATAGTCAAATACGACTTTTCTTAAAACCTCGTCGAAGGTCTCACCTTTAGCGTTAACGATATTATCCGACACATTTGTACCGTTCCCCATCGTAAAACAGACTTTTGCGTCGATAATGGATGCGAGGGTCGGGGCATCACAATAAAGCCCCCATAAGTAGTCGGGATAACGGTTATCTGCCCCATAGCTTATCCATTCCTTACCACGGACGACCTTTTCTATAAATCGGGTCTTTGTGACGTTAGGCACCTGAATAACCGACAAATCCGTTTTTATATTTTTCATAATCAATATTTTTTATCTATTATACACGAAAGGGCAGGTTTTTAGGCCTGCCCAGTCAGAAGTAAAAAACGAAATTTTAAAAGTTTATGCAAAAGATGGGCTATTTTATGCGCCTAAAGAAGAAATGACACATTCATTCGGGAAGGCTACCTGTGTACCCAATCCAAATTCAATCGCCAATCTAAATTCTTGGTTATCCTTTGAATACCAAAAATCGAACTTTTCTTGGTCGTTCTGAAGGTCTGTGCCATAGTAGAAGTTTTTCGGGTCACCTGCCACGATTTCGCCTGTACCGTCAAGACCTGAAACAGCTTTAATTTTTACTTTGCTTCCAGGATAGAAGGTTTCGCCTGTGTCGATACCGTCTGCATCATAGTGGAACAGGTTCAAGTCTTTAAGTTCCATCATGTACTGACGGAAATAATCGTAACCCATCCAAATGACGGCGTTTTTCAAAACAGGGGTCGGGATAGCCAACATAACAGCGTCCACCATCTTACAAACGGGCTTATCGTTTGCAGGGGCTTCATGGGTCAATTTTTGGGCGGGTACGGTGATACCATCTTCTGCCTTTAAAATCTTAATAAGACCGTCAGTCCATTTCAGAACGTTATCTTCTGATTTATCGGTGTCTCCCTGCCAAACCATTTTTTCGGTGGCGATATTTACATTCTTCACAACGTCCTCGATAAAGTCCTGCTCAAACGGCAAAGTCTTTTGTCCTGCTGCCACCCTTACATCATGCTGCAAACAAGAATTAATCAGGTCTTTGTCGCAAAAGTTCATATTTACTTTAACGATAGGGGCTGAAATCGTTCTTTGAGAAATTTTGCTGCTACCCTGTGCGTTCCAACCGCATCCGCTACCGTCCTGAAATATAACTTCTGTGTTCAAAAGGTTAAGGGCTGTTTTGGTTTTTACGCCAACTTGCAAGGTAAACATCTTTGCTGATTCTGCCCCCATGATTGCACTTTTCAAAAGTCTATCGTGGTTCTGTTCCACGTATTCGGGTAAAGTTTTCTGAATTGCCATAATACTTATTTTTTGTGTTTATGTTAATATTT